CCCCCCATGGGGGGTCTTTCGACTCGATGATGCTTTACATCATTCTACCCTTTAGCAAGGTAGAGAGTCCTGACGGGTTATGGAAGCCCGCCAGCCGTTGTCACTTCGGTGGCAATGCACACCTGGGGTAACCCTTGTGACGTACGTCTAAGGTTGATGCCCTGTCAACCCTTATCGAAAGAAGACGTATGGCGCTGAGAGAATATGATGAAGAGACTCTTAAACCAACTGTATCGACGACTTGGTCTACGAACTGTAGCGGTTCTACCGCTATTAGTACGACGACTGGAAATCTACTGCAGAAGGCCAGGAGGCTCGATATCGGAGTTCGTTATAAACATGCTAGAGGAGAGCTAAGAAATTGGCTTCCCTATAGCTACGAACGTACCTCAGCGTTTGGTGGTATCACTGGTCGCCGGTTTTCTGGGACGGATTACTGTCCCAAATACAGCGACTGGGGGAATTTTATTGGCTATGGTGAAGGTCCTGCAAAGACCGTCCAAAGCCATTATTACTCCCAGACGTTTAACGGTTACAGTGATATAGGCGCGAATCAGACCCTGAACGAGACTAATGCCATCGCTCAGGCAAAGCTTTTCGCCTCCCTTAAGGAAGAACGAACCCAGTGGCAGTTCGCTGTTACACTGGGGGAGGGTAGAGAGACTGCAGCTCACATTGCGAGCACTGCTCGTAGGTTGGCGAATGGATTTCTATCATTCCGAAAGGGGAACATTAAGGAGGCTTGGCGCCACCTTAGGGGCCGCGATGCGGTCCCCGTCCGTCATCAAGAGAGCTTCCGAACCCTTCGCAAGAAGGCAGGCGGCAATCAGAATTGGCGAGACGATGCGTCTTCGGCGTGGATGGAATTCACCTATGCGTGGAAACCGTTACTCGGAGACGTAGATTCTGCGGCCAAATACTTGGCGCAGAAATCCGTTGACCGTAGCTATGCCCTGTATAGGGTTAGTCGCAGTCATCGGATACGGCAGCAGAGCGAGACATATTATCAACCCGGTGGGCCAGATTATCCAAAAGAGAAATGGCTCACCAATGATATGTCTCATGTTAGGCACACCTATGAGGTCTACCCAGACTTCTTACGGAAACCTTCCACGTTAAACGAGCTGGGATTCACCGATCCAGCAACTGTAGCGTGGGAACTACTGCCTCTCAGCTTTGTGGTCGACTGGTTTGTGAACGTCGGGCAAGTCTTGGAGAGCTTGCACGAGTTCCAACAGTGGGGTACGAAACGGGGCTTAACCAGCTACCGTAACTACCGTTCACAGGAACGCATTAGAGTTAAGAATTACACCGGCAACCTGAGCAATTACGTTCAGACCGGTGGACCTCAGACCTTTATACGCGTCTTGTGCGACCGTTCACTCCAAGGTGCACTGCCAACGGCAGTGCCACTTAGGGTTAAAGTGAGCAACCCGTTCGATCTTCAAACAGGGCAAATGGCATCTGCAGTAGTTCTGCTGCGGTATGCTTTTAAATAACCTACCTCCTATGGAGTTAACACATGGCTGCTTTTGCCACTCTGTCCATCAATGATGGTCAAACCACGCCCGTCGCTCATTCCTTCACACCCGGCCCGAAGATTTTGCTGCCTGATGGCAGTCAACGCTTCAGCTGGTATGACCTTTCGGTCAACAGCGGTGTTTTCTTGGGCGCCAACCGTCTCGACTTGGATGTTCGTATGCCCCGCTCTCAAGGGAATCGCGCAAGCGATGCTCCTCTGAGTGTGGCATATCGTTTCACCTTGCCGACGATGGAAACGCTCTCGAATAATACCGCTTCGGGTATTGATCCGCAACCGACTAAAGCTTACGACACGACCGTTTGGGTCAAAATCGTTCGCAATGGTCGTAGCGGTCAACAGCCCGTGAAGGACGCTCTGGCGTTTATGCGGAACTTTTCTTCGCTCGCTACTCTGACTGACACGGTGCTGACCTATGCGCCTCCGACGTCGTAAAACGATGTTGGAGGACGACCACGATGCCGCAATCACGCGCGTTCGCAAGAACGTTCGTGTCAAGGTTATCGTGGTCTTGGCAGTCCTGTTAGTTCTCTTTCTGAAGCCTGAACTGTGGCCAACTTTGGCCAACGCCCTTGAGTTACTCAGGGTGTAACTTCCTTAATGGAGTTAGTCATGATCTACCATTCCGCTACTGCTGATTTCGTCACCAACTATGCTGACGCATTGCGTACTCTTGACATTTCGCTTCGGCCGGGCAATAGAACCCCGGCTGAACAACGAACTGCTATGAGTTTGCTACGCGCTTGCAAACGCGGTGCGAAGGAGGTCGTAGCTATGAATTGGAATAACGACACTCACATCTTTTTCGCCCCGCATAAGGCCTTAATCAGGGTACTCAATCGTCCTGGATTCGTCCAGGTCGCTGAGCATTTTGATGTAAGCCTCGAGCAGGTGGATTTGATGGATCCTACTTCCATTCAGTGGGACTACGTGAGCCTTACCGACGTCCTGTCGGAAAAGCTTGCTGCAGCTCTGCTGAGTGGGGAGGACCATGAGTAAGTCGTTTCCAATTCTAGATCGGCTTCTTTCGGAATACGAAATTCCGAATGAGCTCTGGATTGAGTCCAGCAAGTTGGCCTATGAGGAGCTAAACACTCCTCGTTCGCTCGCTTGTTGGATTCTCCTCAATGCTGGGGAGTTTAAACAACTCCTTGACCTTGAGTTCGATCCCTCACTCTTCCCAGAGTGGGAAAAGGATCGTGTCCAGAGAGATTTTATCGCAACCGAGCTCCTCCGAAAATTCAGAGGTGTCCCGGGGTTCAGCGATAAAGTTCGCGAAGAAGTCGCCTTGCAAAAGGCGGCGGCCGCAGAGACTGAGTGTTTGAAGACCAATACTCGAATCCTAGATTGGACTCACGGATCCGGTTTTCCAACCGGCGTTGAAGGCACGATTTCTCGTGCCAAACGTAAAATTATCCGCGTACTCCAGTCTTACGATCTCGGGGAACATCTGAAAGCATGTCGGTGGGGACCCGGCTCAGACGCCTTGAACAAGCGTCCTTACGTGTCCAATTACCACAAATTTAAGTCCCTGCTTGCAGGGACAAAGTCTGTGGCGCCATTTGTTTCTGCTCTACTTGAGCAAAATCACCTCTGGGCTACTTGGTTATGTAGCAGCGAAATCTCTGGGCCTATCAGCCCTAGGATGACGTTCATCAGAGGAAATGGCAGTCTCACCGTACCGAAGTCAGCAAAGACTAATCGGTTTATATGCATCGAGCCAGGTGCAAATGTCTATCTGCAACTTGGCCTCGGGTCGATGATTCGACGTCGATTAAGACGTGTCGGCATTGACCTGAATAGTCAGGAAAGAAATAAGATGTTAGCTCTTGAAGGCAGCGAAAGCGGCCTCTGGGCAACCATCGATCTTTCTTCCGCTAGCGATACAATCGCTAGGCGACTAGTGCATTTACTTTTCAGCGGCCACCCCGAACTCGAGGTATGGTTCCGGGTAATGGAAGCTCTACGGTCACCTTTCACCAACTATGGGTCGCAAAAGCGGCCCAAGTGGATTCTGAACCACAAGTTCAGTTCCATGGGGAATGGTTTCACGTTTGAGCTAGAGACCCTGATTTTCTGGGCTCTTTCTTCCAGTGCAGCTGAGGAGGCAGGCGGCGAATGTGCTGCCGTATATGGTGATGATATCATCGTCAGTAACCATGTATTCGACAGTGTTGCAGAAATCCTGCGTCACTGTGGGTTTTCGGTCAACAACCGAAAATCCTACAATACTACTCCCTTCCGGGAGTCGTGCGGTATGAATGCATGGCATGGCTATGAACTCACATCATATAGGCTCCAGCAACTTGAGGGCCTCTCAGATTTGTATAGCTTCCATAACGGTCTACTACGCTGCGGCCTCAAAAGGGCCGCTAGTTACGTAGTCCGTCGTATTCCGCGAAAACTGCGGTTTTACGGACCGGCTGGCGCCGGGGATGGAGTTATACATTGTCCAGATACTGCTACCTGGAACGCGACGCCTCACGGCGTTGAAGACCAGTGGTACTTTTGGTCTCTGAAACTCAAGTCACTTGTATGGAAACCGGAGACGGTAACCGTACGAGCTTATGAGCCTGCGATACTCCACTCGTTCAGCACGAAAGTGCCCCTCAGTGATCACCCTGTCTTTACGGGTAATTGCTGGGGATCCGAAGGGTTAGTAACCCTTCCGGACGGACGCTTTGGAGTTGGTGAGATCCTCGTCTCGCGAGAGGCCTTAGGCCTCTCGACTCCGGCTCTGCCGGATTAGACGAGCTGGGGCTGACTGCCCCAGGACTTTGCATCATTGATGCCCGGCCTCACTAGCCGGTGGAGATAGGGCTCTGCCCTACTAAGAAAAGGGAG